GGATTACATACCCTGTATCAGTCCTCGATAATCAGCGATGGGATTCTATCTCATATAAAACCGTAGGCGGGGCCAATACCTCAGCAGTTTGGTATGAAGGGACATATCCAAATGGGATTGTTCATCTTTGGCCGGTTGCTGCAGGTTGCACGATTAACTTGAGGGTAATCAATCTCGTTAAGTCTTTTGCAACGCTGGCGACTGATTTGGACATGCCCCCTGGTTACGAAGAGTTGCTTGTTAAAAATTTGGCGGTAAATCTCGCGCCCCAATATCCTTCAAACCCATTAAGCCAGTTGACCGTCCAGGCCGCACGTAAAGCCATGAAGTACATCAATCGGACAAACAATGTAATTCCCACATTGAAGATTGACTCTGTCTTGCTAAATCGAAGGGGCGGGACTCTTGCTGGTTTCTTGGGTGGCGAATGAAAACCCCAATTCTCGGAGCGTCATACACAGCTAAATCAGCCAATGCTGCGTGTAATAGGATGGTAAATCTATATCCTGAGGCTATCCCAGAGGGCGGGAAAGAGGCTGGATTTTTAACCCGCTGTCCTGGGTTGAGGCTTCTTGCCACTGTAGGCGAAGGTCCAATACGTGGGGTATGGGAATTCGGGGGAGTTGGGTATGTAGTTTCAGGACTTGAGCTTTACAAGATTACAACAGAATGGGTCGCAACTCTTATTGGGTCAATTTCTGGGTCTGGTCCTGTTTCCATGTCTGACAATGGGGTACAATTATTTGTCGCTGCGAATCCAGATGGATATATTTACAACTCAACCACAGACGTTTTCGCACAAATAACCGACCCTGACTTCCCTGGGGCTGTAACGGTAGGTTTCCTCGACGGGTATTTTGTATTCACCGAGCCAAATTCACAGAGATTTTGGGTAACATCACTACTCGATGGGACGGCGATTGACCCATTGGATTTTGCCAGCGCAGAGGGCTCACCTGATGAAATTGTCTCGCTGATAATTGACCACCGTGAAGTATGGATATTTGGGACTAACTCTTTGGAGGTTTGGTACGATGCCGGGACGAGTGGTTTCCCTCTAGCAAGAATACAAGGGGCATTATTGGAGCTGGGATGCGCCGCACCTCATTCTGTTGCCAAAATGGATAATTCAATCTTTTGGCTTGGGCAGGATGCAAGAGGGACAGGGATTGTATATCGGGGGACCGGGTACAGCGGGACGCGGATAAGTACCCATGCTGTTGAGCATGTAATCCAGCAATATTCAGACTTTGCTGACGCTACGGCTTACACCTACCAGCAAGGGGGGCATTCGTTTTATGTGCTTATTTTCCCTGGGGCTGACACTACGTGGGTGTACGATATTTCCACTGGTCTATGGCATGAGCGGGGAGGTTTCAAGGAGGGCCGTATCACTCGGCACAGGTCAACATGCCAAGTTAAATTTGGCGGAGAGACTGTTGTCGGTGATTATGAAAACGGTAACATATATGCGCTTGATGTTGATACCTTTGACGATAACGGGGTGGCGCAAAAATGGATTAGATCGTGGAGAGCTATCGCGCCTGGTAAAAATGACTTGAAGCGTAGCGCTCAGTATTCTCTCCAGCTTGATTGTGAGGTTGGTTTCGGATTGATAACAGGACAAGGGGTTGATCCTGTTGTTGATCTCAGATGGTCTGACGATGGTGGGCATACTTGGAGCAATATCCATTCCGCGAAAATGGGCAAGCTGGGGGAGTATGGCAAGAGAATTATATGGCGGAGGCTTGGTATGACCAGACGGCTGCGTGATAGGGTGTACGAGGTGTCTGGGTCTGACCCGGTGAGAATTAATATTATGGGCGCAGAGTTGAATTGGAGTCTAACCACAGCATGACAACTCCAAACATCCCCGCAGCCAGAGCAAGCCTGATAGACCCCAAGACCGGGGAAATATCAAGGGAATGGTATTTGTTCCTGCTAAACCTTTCTAGAGAAATAGGGATTCCCATGGATTATTATCTTGAGGTGAAAAAGGGGAATGTCCCAGGGTCATCGATTGTTCACAAATTTGGATCCGCTAACCTAACAACGACAATAGCTCCGATTTGCAGGGCCGGGGTATATCAAACGCCTACCGCCAACATCGCCCTTGAGTTTATCAGTGACAACGTAAATGACACAGCGGCAGGAACAGGAGCGCGCTCTGTCCAGATTACCGGGCTTCAAAACGTTGGAGGAGTATGGTCAGAGGTAACGCAAACAATAGCCACAAACGGAACAACGGCGGTTGCTGTGCCAACAAGTCTAATTAGGGTTACGACTTGGAAAGTAGCCACAAGCGGAACATATGCAAATGCAACTTCTGGGTCTCATGCCGGAACCTTAACATTGCGTACCGCTGGGGCGGGGGCTACATGGGCATCGATTCCCCCAACGCCATTTCCGGCTGGTCGTTCACAAATTGGTGTTTACTCTGTCCCCTCTGGGAAAACCGCATATCTATTATCAAAGCAAGTATTTGTCGACACGACAAAAACTGCTGATATTTATTTCTTCGAAAGAAGTGCCGCCAATACAGTAGCAGCCCCTTATGGGCCAATGACGTTGATTCAACGAGAAATAGGGGTAGCTGGTGGCTTTCTGCTTGAGACAAAGGCACCGAAAGCCCCGTTTGTGGGTCCGTGTGATATTGGATTCATGGGGGTTGTCGCTGCTGGAACTTGCGAATGTTCAGTTGAATTTGAACTTTTACTTGTTGACGACTAATTATGGGGAATAAGATACATGACGATCTCTGGGCGGTTATTTCGGAAACCGAAATGAAGTATCGAGGTAAACATATTTCCCAAGCAGAAAGGGAGATGGTTGAAAAAAAAGCAACTGTCACACTTTTTGATGGCGGATGTTTTCTTTCTTATGGCCCAGAATTCGACTTGTTTGTTTTGCCTGAAAGGCGCGGGAAATGGAAAATTCGTGGAACTATAAGAAGTTTTGTCGACACAATGATTGAAAAATATGGGTATGCAAAAGTGAAAATTCATAAAAAAAATAAAGTATCAATGCGGCTGGCTATTGGTTTTAAATTTATGCCGGTGGCTGATGATGGAAGCTTTATTACGTTGGAGGCCAGATAATGGGTAGCATTGTTAGTGGTATAACAGGGGCAATTGGTGGGTTTATGTCTGGCGGCCCTGTTGGCGCAGTAGTAGGAGGGGTGGGAGGCTATTTGGCCGCGGAAGCGTCTGAGAAGCCCGCAGAGGCACAGCAGCAAGCAGCACAGCAAGCGGCAGAAACAACAGGCGCGGCATCCGAAAGGGCTATTGCATTGCAAAAACGGATGTACGAAGAGACTGTTGCCAGGGGAAAGCCTTGGACGGAAGCGGGAGAAAAAGCACTAGGAATTATGGGGGTTGGGACTTTTCCGGGAACTGGCGAGTTTGTACGTCCGTTTACCATGGCAGATTATCAAGCAGATCCAGGGTATGCGTTCCGCCTGAAAGAGGGCATGCGAGGCATAGAGCAATCAGCGGCAGCGCGAGGAGGGTATTTATCTGGAAATGCACTAAAGGCCATCACTGGATATGGTCAAGAAATGGGATCGCAAGAATACCAAAATGCCTATAATAGGTATGTTTCAGAGCAGACCTCCAGATACAACAAGTTAGCCAACATAGCAGGATATGGGCAAACATCGAATGCTGCCTTGCAGCAAGCAGGTGGTCAATATGCAACGCAATCAGGCGGTTACGGAATGCAGGCAGCGGGAGATATTGGCAGTGCTCAGTTGGCGGCTGGACAATCGAGAGCTTCCGCTTACCAGGGACAAGCGAACACGTTAGGAAAAGCATTTGGTACTCTCTCCTCTGCATGGGGTAATTATAATCAGCCACAAAGCGGCGGATACTGGACATAAGGAGGAATCTAATGCCCGTACAATGGAATATTCTTGACCCGAATGCCCCAGCAAAAGCAGCGGCAGGATATACTCAAGGCTTTGAGCAAGCCCAACAGAACGCACTTGCCCAACAACAGGCGATCCAACAGCGCGAATTGAA